TTGAAACTGTAATCATAATGAACGGCCTTTGGAAAGGTCTGATGTTCATGTATTGGAATGAGATGCTGAAAGATCCTGTGTGGAGAAGTGAGTACAATAAATTATTGAAATTTTCCCCATTTGTTCAGTATGAGGAAGATAAATACAGGAGTATGTTGACTGAACACGAAAAGCAATGTACAATTACATCATTAGTCTGTGGATAAACTAATACACATTAATACGTTTTATATAAGGAAAATACGATGTCTAATTTCTCAAGTCTCAAGAAGTCTTCCAAGTCGTCATTCGACAAAATCACCCAACAAGTATCCAAGCTAGCTAACCCAGAGGGTGCAAGTGCTCGCGAAGCCGATAATCGCTTCTGGCAACCAGAAGTAGATAAATCTGGTAATGGATACGCTGTTATTCGTTTCTTACCAGCTCCAGATGGTGAAGATGTACCATTCGTACGTATATTCAATCATGGATTCAAAGGACCTAACAATCAATGGTATATTGAGAACTCGCTTACTACGATTGGCAAAGCTGATCCAGTATCCGAGTACAACAGCCAGCTGTGGGCTACTGGTATTGAAGCAAACAAAGCGCAAGTACGTGAACAGAAGCGTAAGCTAAACTTTATTTCCAACATCTATGTTGTGAGCGATAAAGCACATCCAGAAAACGAAGGTAAGGTGTTCTTGTTTAAGTTTGGTAAGAAGATCTTTGATAAGTTGAACGCAGCTATGAACCCCGAGTTTGAAGATGAAGATCCAATCAACCCATTTGATCTGTGGACTGGTGCAAACTTTAAACTGAAGATTCGCAAGGCTGACGGTTATCGTAACTATGATAAGTCCGAGTTTGATGTAGCTGGTCCTCTTTTGGATGATGATTCAGAGCTAGAGTCGATCTGGAAGCAAGAACACTCTTTACAGGAGTTCTTGGCTGACAAGCATTTTAAATCATACGATGAGCTGAAACAGAAGCTCTACCGCGTGTTGGCTCTTGATGGTGGTTCTTCCAAGCCCGTACAGAATGCTTCTCAGCGTACTATTGAAGAAGATAGTGAGGAAGAGTTTGAGCAGATGGCAAAGCCAGCAAAGAGTGCTAAGCCAGCATCTAAACCTAAGGCAGATGCTCCTTGGGATGAAGATGAAGATCTTGAAGCATTTAAGTCGTTAATTAACGACTAAAAAGAAAGGGGCCTAGTGCCCCTTTTTCTTATGCTAATCTACTAATGCCTGAAAGAGTGCTGTGCTCGTAGTCATTTCTGTATCTCACCGGATATACGGAAACTGATCCACCAGAACCACCTGCTGCCACAGTACTGTTATTAATGTTGTTTATTATCGTGTCACCAGCCGAACTCTGCTTATCAGATCCCTTCACCTGGTTAACCTCGTTGATAATCTTTAACGTGTTTAACAAATCGTTTGATATTTCTTCAGGATTAATGCCACCTAAACTATCCTTTATTCTTGTTCTCAGACCCTCATACTTGTCTTTGATAACCTCTCCAGCCTTATCAGCAACGCTTTCTCCACCAATGGTCATCACCGGAACATTTCCAAGTGGAGAAGTGAACTCTTCAACCAGCTTTTCGAATTTCTTTTTCTCAAGATTCAATTCTGCTTCTCTTTCAGCTTTGGACTTTGTGCTTCCATCGCTATACTTGCCACCATGAGCTTGCATTATTGTAGGACTTTCAAGGAACTCATCTAACTGCTTTGCAAATTTCTGGGAGTATGCAGTCTTACCCTGAAATATTTCCCACGTATTTTTCATATACTTTTTGAATTCTTCTCGCTTACTATCCGACATATCAGAATTCAAAAATGCTTCGAGCTTCTCATTCACCATACGTTTGAATAACTCATCCTGGAACTCAGGACTGAAAACTTGATTCATTTCAGTGGACTTCACAATACCCGGAACAAACTTTCCTTCTTTATTCTTTCCACCAAATAGAGTATTTTTTACAAATTGATACCCTCCAACAGGAGTGTGTCCCGACTTTGCAAACATCTCACCTTGGAATTTTTCAATCTCTGTCATCGTCATTTCAGAGATCTTTTTACCACCAGGAGTTTTCATACCAGCTAATTTAGGATCGTTGAATATAGCGTTATATCCAGCTGCTCCAGCCTCACCTTCTCTTGTCATGGTAGCGAGTCTTTGTCTGACCTCTTCAAAACTTGCTTTTGTTTCTTCGTCAAAATCATCCATCTCACCCATAGTGTCAATGTACTCTTCAACCTTCATTTTTTTAATGCTACCATCTCTACCCATGTAGTATACAAAGTTGGTAGTGACTACTATAGGATACCGCAGTTCAATGGCGTTGCGTCTTTCGTGTTTCTTCATTCCAGTCCATGTAGCAGTGAATCTCTCCATAACAAAAGCGGGAACATCTTTACCTTCCTCCAACTTCAGCTGGTCAAGTACTTTTTTCTTATTTGACTCGTATGCCTCCATCTGAAGTACGGCAGAGGGGTCATAAAGAGCAGATATTTCTGGATAGTCAGACGTGGAATAATATTCACCCAGCCGTTTAGCAGTTTCACTTACAGACTCCCCTGGTATTGTTTTGAATCCTGGTGGTACACCCTTACCCTGCTGAATTTGTTTTGCCTCTCCCATCATCCTCTCAGCTCTTTTTCTCACATCAGAGGATAGTTCCTTCATTTTTATCGTGCCGGTTATAGGCTCACCAGACATTGGCTGGAGATCAAGAATTCCCTCCGGGTATACTCCATTAACAGCTGCTATAGCATCTTCATCCTTAACACCCCACTGAGTCAGTAATACATAGGCATCATATGCAAGAAAACCAAGTGTTATCATGGTCATCACCGGACCAGACATCAGTCCTCCAACCAGTCTTGCACCACCTTTTTTAAGAATTGCTTTTGTTGTTTGTTCAGCAGCTTTGATTTGGTTTTGCTGTGCACCTACTAGTTTTGGATATTTTTGTTCAAATGTAGAAAGTTGTCTTCCTCCCCTTCCTGTTCTTCCACCACCAGGTGCAACAGGGGCTAAAGGTAGATTTCCAGGACCTCCTGGCATCTGACCCATTCTTCTAGCAAGCAAGTTATCAATGCTATTGAGCAGCATGTGATTTCTAAACATTTGTAACACAACTTTACCAGCAACAATTGACAGCAATGCAAATAGGGCAGTGTCACCAAGAAGGTGCAGAGTATCTTTCACATACTTTTTGGGATCTTTGTTGACCGTATCCATCATTGACTCAAACTTCATGGAAACGATTCTGAAACCGGATTGAAGAATCTCAAAGAACTTTGTGAATCTTTTGAACAATTCATCAAATAGCGGGAACTTCACATCAAGAGACTTCCATCCAGCTGTAATATTGCCGATCATATCCTTTACAGGTTTTAGTAGCTTCTCCATCAAGCCACCAAATGCATTGGATAGCTTATCCTGTGTATCGGAACTCATGTTGTCCCACAGCAGTACTTTTGCAAGTAATGCTGCTATACCAATTGGGAGCGCTTTACCAAGCCCGGAAAGAATTGATCCTGAAAGAGAAGACACGCCACCAGCAACACCACTTGCCGCATTACCAACACCTGATGCTAGACTTGACGACAGTTTTGCAATCGCACCACCCAGTTTGGACGTCATATCCTTCATATTAGATACAAACAGCTCATTGTATCTTAAAAGACGTCTATTGTATTCGGATTGTAGATTGTGATACCTCTGATCAGCATTCATCTGCTTGATCTGCTGTACCCTCATAGCCCTCAACTCTTTTAAGTTTTCTATGTAACTTCTGTCAGCTGCCATTCTTTGCTATGTCCTCTTGGTTCTTTATGTGCTGTTTAATATACTCAAGGAATATATCCCTCTCAAAGGGCATCATGGATTCAACCTCAGTTATAGAATAATGATGATGCTGAGCCAAAATAAAAATTATGTTATAATAATTTTCTAAGTTGTTGTGGCTCAGCCCAAAGTAAAAAAATCTTCTACAGACTTGAGCTCAATTTCTCTCACAGTTCCTTTTTCATTGGTGTACTCTATCTTATGATAGAGCTTTGGCATTGTATCAAAAAACTTCTCAAAAGATTGTAGTACGCTACTTGGTAAATCTTCAATAAATGCATCAATTTCTTCTGGCTTTGACTGTCTAAAGTAAACAATGTTATCACCATCAAAATATGTATCAATGCATCCTCTGATCATATAGAATAATATATCAGCAACCCCTTCTTGTGAAACTATATCTGAAAGCATCTTGGTGTTTGGATATCTCATCGTGATTCCGGATGTATCAGATAACTTAATAACTTTTGAGTGATCTTCATTCTCAATAACATTTACATCATCAATGTTGATTTTAAATGTGTACTGTTTTTCATCTTCAGGATCAGTGTACGCAACGGTAATCTCTTCTCCTACAGATTTAGCTCTAAGCTTCAAGAATAACACTTCAAGATCGAATGATGCTAGTTCATCAGCTTTAACTACGCTATCAACATCACAGTTGGTAATAATTTGCTGAATAACGTTGATGATGTCGCTCTCTTCACCACCTTGTTTTGCCATTAATAGCAACTTCTCCTCTTTCACAAGGAAAGGCCTGAATCTTGCTTTTTGCTTTGTGGATGGTACAATCAACTCAAAGGTTGGGTGCATCAATTTTGGTAAAGCCATAATAACTCCTAATAATTATAAAAAAATTTAAAAAAATCCACCAGATGACTCATCTGCTTTTGCGGTTTTACCTATTACTTTCTGTGTCCAGTTGTAATATGCAAATGTCACATCAAAAGTAGAATAACTGTCACCTGAACTTGATGAAAGATTCATGGGACCGATTGCTATTGGAAATGCCTTGTTCAATGTAATCTGTCTAATTGGTTCTAGGTTATACTTAGGGCCCGACAACCCTCCTATGAAAGATCCAATGAATGGTAACCCGGCTGCTGATGTTAAGGCTGTGGTAGCAACCCCGAGCAAGTCTGATCCACCATACTTGTTTGGTGCTCCTCTGTACGTAGTAATTTTCAACGCAGATACATATGATGATTGATATGATAACACGAAAGTTGGGTTCCTCACTTCTTCTTCTTGACCATCTATAGTCAATACTGTCTTTAATCCCGCAGCAGGTCTCTCATCAAAGAATGGAATTACGAGCCCTACCCAGGCATAGAAGAGTGTATATAATCTTGCACCAGCGTCCGCAATATACGTGACATTTGTCGTGTTACCAAACTCAACACCAGTTGGCATTAACTGATTAGGACCAAGCCCATATCTCTTTGTTGGAACAGTGGAAAGTTGTACCCCTGGTAAACTAACATTTTGGGCAAAAAGTTTTAGTGGGTCAGATATAGCACTCATATATTGAGCTAACTCTGGAGGAAAGTCCCTTGGCATCGAGAGTTCGGTTGTAAAGAGATTTGGTCTCTCTACATCGTACTGTGTAATCTGTGATTTAAAACTATTAATATCTAACATTATTTTTTCTTGTAAACAAACTCGTCCAGTGGAAGCAGTATTGCTTTTTGCCACTCATCCGGTTTTATGTAAAAAAACCTAGATCTAACATGACTATTTAGATACTTCTTGATACACTCTTTAGATGACCTTAATTTTGACATTCCTTTGAGCAATCTGTAGCTCAAATTAATTTTCATTTGATCTGTGAACGTCTTATCAGAAGATAAGGTCATTAAGTTGTCCAAAAGGACTGCTCTTTGTGTGTAAGGAAGATAGTGGAAGTTTATACCCATGAAACCGTTTTCTACATGCTCAAACGGGAATATAAGAGGGAACCTATCGTAGAGTGGTAGGGTAGCCTTATGCTTGGGGTCATAGTGGAAAAGGTACATCTTTCCGATTGTAAGAGCCTTGGTTAACCTATCATCACCCTTACTAATTACGTTAATTGTTGACTTTGACGAAAGATCCCTGTAAGTAGTATCAAACCACGTTCGAGCGTCAGCAACCATTCCTTTTGAAATAGCTTGGTTGAGCATCTGCTGATAAGTTTGTGCCATTATTTGATACCTAATTCATGTTCGGTCAATATTTGAAATTTCCAGTGTCGCTCTTCGCAAAACTTCTGGGCATATTCCCACTTAGAACTATTTATCCCCCATGTTTTTACTTCATCTATATACTTCTTAGTGACTTTAGTTTTGACTTTAGGTGGTTGTGTCTGTGCTTTAGGTTTAATTTCAACTACCACAGTTTCTACTTTTCCATCCCTATTTCTTTTTTTAACCCAGAAATCAGGGAAGTATCTGTGCACCTTGTTGTCGATAGGTGATAAATATGGAATAGCAAATTCTTCACTTGCCCATTGAATTACATCCGGATGCGTATCTAGGTATCCCATAAACTTGCACTCCCAAAGAGAGCGATAAATAATATTAGTGGGATCACCCTTATATTTTGAGGGATTCTTAGGTTTAAATATACCTTTATAGCTCATAGGAATAAAATGGATGTAAAATACGTAAACGACAGAAAGACCGAACGACTGAGACCTGATGTTGAGGGTAAAAAAGAAGGTGTTTTTGCACCAAGAGAAGAAAATTTTGGTACGGAGTACAGTGCACCACCCGAGAAAAAGGTTGAGGCAGCAAGGACTAACCTCCTTTCATCAATATCCCCTTTAGCATATCCACCCGATCTCACGGATGAGTTCTACATTGAGTTCAATGCATTCAAAGCTAACACATCAAGAGCTTTAGAAGCCAAACGAACTTTTAATTTTGAGAAGTCAGTATATTTACCATTCCCACAATCAGTTACAGATGAGTACGGAGCAAGTTACAACGAAGAGGCTCTTAACTTTACCGGAGACTTTGCAAAAAGGTCTTTAGACGCAGCAATGACTTCTGAAAGCGGTACCAAAAAAGTAGCAAATCTACTGCCTGGTGGAGGTGCAGCTGATCGGCTTGGACGAATTCTTGCCGATGCTGCTAACAAGGCTAAAGACGCTCCAAGAGAATCACTTGCGGCAGTAGCTACTTTTGGTCTGACCGGTATGGGTGGACCGTACGCTTCTGCAGCTAAATCGACACTTCAAGTAACAACAAATCCCTATCCCGTGATGATTTATCAAGGACCTGGTGGTTTTAAGTCATTTGCATTTTCATGGACGTTTTTTCCTGAGTCTTCAAAAGAATCAGATACAATTAAAAAAATCATAGGATATTTTAGAAGAGAGATGCTTCCAGAAAGAGTTGAAGAAGCACCTTCTATACTTAAATATCCAGCCATATTTGAAATTGTAATGCAGCCAGAGGTAAAATTATTTAAGAGGTGCGTGATATCCAACCTCAGTGTAAACTATACCCCATCTGGACCCGCCTTTGTTAAAGAGTTTCCTGTTGAAAGCTCAAATTTCATAGAACCCGCTGCTATCAATATGACAGTAACATTTAGAGAGATAGAAATGTGGACAGCTAACGACTTCCACTCTGAGGAAAGTAAGAACTTCTATTATAACGATCCAAAAGCCACCCGTAAATATGTTTGAGATAATAAATGGCAGATAACTTTTTTAAACATTATCCAACTGTTACCTACAGCAACACTGTTGTAAAAAACATACTGGCTAAAGTAGCGTTCCAAAAAAATAACGATCAAAGCTATTACACTTATCACCCGTATACTATTGTAGAGGGTGATAGAGCTGATACACTTGCCTATCTGTACTACGGAGATCCTGGATATGATTGGGTGATTTACTACGCAAACATGACTGTGGATCCTTACTTTGACTGGCCACTAGATACAAAATCATTTAAACTTCATGTAGAAGACAAATACGGGTCACTAACTGAAGCTAGATCAAAAATAAAGTTTTTTAGATCAAATTACATCGAGGATGATTCAACACTATCAACTGCTGCCTATAATGCTCTTTCAGAATTGCAGAAACGTTTTTGGACGCCTGTAGTTGGTATCAATAGCACTATAACTAGTTATAAAAGAAAAAGAGAAGATGTGGTTTATAATACTAATAAAACTCTTTCACTAGGAGTATCTTTGTCTGGGAACACATCATATACCACGGGTGAGCAAGTTAAGCAAACAAGTGGGTCAGTAGTTGTTGCTCTAGGTAACCTTAAATTCTCTAATTCATCAGTGGCTGTTGTTGATAATATCCAGGGAGCGTTTTCAACGTCATACACTCTGGTTGGTACATCTAGCGGAACTAATTCAGCTGTGTCCTCCGTTTCAACATTATCCACCAGCATTGACGCTACAATCCAAAACTATTTTGTTCCAGTAACTTTTTACGAATATGAAGATGAATTGAACGAAAAAAGAAAAAATATACGGTTACTTGATTCTGCGTATGTTGGAGATATAGAAGAAAAATTTAAGGAATTAATGCTGTTATGAATCTCCGTCCAAGTCAATGTGACATTAAAGAAATATCACTATCGAACAATGCTAAATCACAGCAAATTGATAAAACCAATGGTTTTTTAGAGTTTGTTCAATCGGTTGATATTTATGAATCAATCTACACCCCGTATGTGGTAGCGGATGTTGGGGTACTTGATGGTGCCAGTCTAAAAGAAAAATTGAACTTATCAGGTGGAGAAGATTTCAGGATAAAGTTTTTAGGGTATGGTAACGACGAACCTACAGAATACAGCATGAAACTGGGTGACATTAGTGGATTGATTACTGCAGACAACTTACGCAGTAAGAGTTACAAGATCAGGATGTATAGTAGCGAGTATGTACTTAACTCAGCCAAGGTTGTGTCTAGGAGTTACAGTACGTCCACTGAAAACATAGTCAAGGATATTATTGGGTCGGTTCTAGAGAGCAAAAAGAACGTATCAGTTGAACCAACAAAAGATCTCCCTGTCGTAGTTATCCCCTATTTGAATCCTTTATCTGCTGTTTCTTTCATTAGACAGCGTTCCGTATCCACTAACAACCAAGCAAGCCCTTTGTTATTTTTTGAGAACAAGTACGGATATTTTTTTACTAGCATATATTCAATACTTCAAGCAGGTGGAGCAGGGTCAAATATAGTTGATACGTTCTTTCAGCGGGAAGCAATATCAACTAACGTAAAGGGTCCTGAGGGTACGATAACAGATATCAATGCACATAAGCTGTTTTATAATTACACAATCAAGACGCCGGTTGATGTTGTGAGTTTGCTGCAAGGAGGTGGTCTTAATAGTGTAATATCCGATTATGATCTTAACACAAAAACGTATAGACGTCGTGTATACACCAACACCCCAACTAACTCAGAATTCGTAGATTTCACTGATGGAAGCAACTCACTTCTAACAGGTAAAATCAGTGACGATTTTGTTCCGTTTGCCGGTAAAGGTTTTTTGATTCCTTTTGCAAAGTATAAAGATACTACGAATCCCACAAACAATTTCATGTATGACTCGTTAGCTGAAAAATACAGTTACACAAACCTGCTTGCACAGCAAAAAACTTATGTAGATATTCCAGGCAATACTAGAATAACTGCAGGAAGTATTATTGAGCTGATTGTTCCAAGACATGATTCTTTGTTTGATAAAAAAGACAAAAATGAGGTAGAGAGTGGAAGGTATTTGGTATCATCTGTAAGACACAGTATAAACATACTCATGGATTCAAAATACGATACACATCTGGAGTTAATTAGATATGGTAGAGGAACGCTAAGCACATGACAACAGCTTATCTTGGAGAAGAAGGATTCAGATGGTTTTTTGGCAAGGTTGAAGATAGGGACGATCCTAAAAAAATTGGTCGGCTTCGTGTAAGAATCTACAACGTGCATCCGTTTACCAATGATGGGAAACCAGACACTGTTAATGTTCCAACAAACCACTTACCATGGGCAACCCCAATATCATCTATTATGAGTGCAGGAGTAATTAGTGATAATACCAAGGATGGAGTCGGTATCAGCGCTGTAGGTATTACAGTTGGATCTACTGTGTTTGGGTTTTTTGCTGATGGTAATGACTGTCAGATTCCAATCATAATTGGTTCGCTGGCTGGGTTATACGGTAAGGATGAGCTGAATGAGCTTCCCAAGAACGCAGTAGAAGAAAATTCTGTAGGTGCTTTCAAAAACAGTAATAGAGTTCAGCAATCAGCCCCGTTTCCGGGTGAACCTGTACCTCCATACGCAGCTAAATACCCCTATAACAAGGTGATGAGAACAGAGTCAGGGCATCTTATTGAAGTTGATGATACTCCTACTAAAGAACGTATTCACATCATGCATAAAACAGGCACGTATGTTGAAATTGACAACACGGGCCAGATGGTTATTAAATCAGTTGAAGATAAGATTGACGTTACTGTAAAAGACAACAATGTTTATGTTGGTGGTAATGTTAATGTACGAGTTAAAGGAAATGTTAATATGATGGTAGATGGAACATACACTGTGGAGTCCAAAGGAAACATGAAATTTGTAGCACCTAGAATAGATTTGAATCCAATTTAATGCCTGGTATCTCAAGAAAAAACGTAGATGCTGCAGTGGGTCTAGCCATAGATGGTTCAGATGATGTATTTGTAAATAGTTCAGGTGTGGTAAGGAACGGAGACAGAGTGGAGTCCCACGGTATACCACCACATTCACCACCCCCATCAATGGTAGCAGCTTGTAACGAACTTTATGTTAACGGCATTTTAGTAGTTAATGCTGGAGATAGAGCTGTATGTGGTGATACCATATCCGGATCTCAAAACGTGTTTGTAGGAGATTAAAAATAAATGGCAGTTGCATATGCAGATAAATTTACAACCACACCACTGTATAACGAAAGATACAGTGATTTCCGCACCAACTTCGACAAAAACTTTGGTACTGGAGATCTTGCTAGGTTGACAAATGAGGATTCTATATACACATCTTTAAAAAATATTGTGTTTACTCGCAAGGGTGAACGTCCTTTTTTTCCAGAATTTGGTTGTAATATTACATCAATTTTGTTTGAAAATTACAACCGATTTACTCAAAAGGCTTTGGAGACAGAGGTTCGAACTGCCATAGAAAACTTTGAGCCAAGAGTTTCCATACTTAAGGTAGTTATCAATGGTAAGCCTGATAACAATACAGTAGATTTAGATTTGTATTTCACTGTGCTAAATAGACCAGAAACGTATTCAGTAAGCTTCCTTCTTTCAAGAATAAGATAAAATGGCAAACTCTTCAATTAATCTAGTAGACCTAGATTTCAATGTACTCAAAAACTCTTTCAAAGATTATCTTGCCTCGCAAGCACGATTCAAGGATTACAATTTTGAAGGTTCCAATATCAGTGTTCTTCTTGATGTGCTGGCTTACAATACTTACTTAAACTCATTCTACATGAATATGGTAGCTAGTGAAATGTTTTTAGATACTGCTCAACTGAGAGATAGTGTCGTTTCACATGCCAAGGAATTAAACTATCTACCTAGATCATTTAGGTCAGCCTATGCCAATGTTAACATTGCAATTACTCCAGCAACATCTCAGGATAGTGTCACAATACCATCTAAGACTAGTTTCACGGCAAGGCTAGGAACTGAAACATTTAACTTTGTTACAAAAGAAAGCATTGTTATAACCACGAGTAGTAACGGTGTTTTCTATGCTAATAGCGTTGTGTTGTATGAGGGCGGGTATGTGACAGATACGTTCGTCAAAAACGGAGCTGTTGATAATCAAAGGTTTGTTTTAACCAATCCAAATATTGATACTAGCAGTATTGAAATGACTGTTACAGAAAACAGCGGTGCTGATGTATATGAGTATGTTCAATCTTTTTCCCTGTATGGACTATCCTCAAACTCCAACATATTTTTTGTACAAGCAGCAGAGAATGACCAGTATGAGGTTGTGTTTGGGGATAATACCTCAGGTAGATTGCCACTTGATGGGGCTGTGATTGAAGTAACATATAGATCTTGTAATGGTGAGCTTCCAAACGGTGCAGATAATTTTATTAATAATAGTAGTATTGATGGGCACTCTGATATATCAATCACGTTAAATAAAGAAGCTATAAACGGATCTATTTCTGAGACTGTTGAATCTATTAAATATAACGCACCGAGAAGCTTTCAGTCACAGGAAAGAGCAGTAACTGAGAGTGATTACAAGACCCTACTTCTAAGAGAGTTTCCGGAGATCCAGGCCATTTCAGTGTATGGAGGTGAGAAAGAAAATCCTCCGCAGTATGGTAAGGTGGTTGTTGTGGTCGATATAACAGACTCAGAAGGCGTTCCAGATGTTAACAAAACAATTTATAAGTCCTACTTGGAAGATAAAGTGCCACTTGGAATAACAGTTGAAATATTAAACCCTGAATTCATCTATATCGGCGTTGAGACGGAAGTGAAATACGACTATAATAGCACAACTTTATCCTCAGAAGAAATTAAAACTATTGTCACAGAGGGTATTGTAAGTTACAACAATATATATCTCAATGATTTCAAGGCTAATTTTAGATACAGCAATTTTGTATCGTATATTGATAGTTTGGCACCATCCATAATTAATAATGACACCATTGTTACTCCGTATTTTCTTTTGAATCCAGTGCTTTCTGTGGATAATGACTATGCAATTTCATTAAATGCAGAGCTGTTGATTACAACTCCCACATCAAAAACTCACGATCTAATTACAGAAAGAGGCATATACTCAACAAGCTTTGTCTACCAGGGACAGAAATGCCAACTAGAAGATGATGGACTTGGAAATATGAGAATAGTGCGTGTAACCAGTAATTCTCATATAGAGGTTATTAGGGTTGGTACGGTTGATTATAGTTCGGGTGATATTATAATTAACAATCTCAACATATCAAGCTACACTGGTCGTGGTATTAAATTGTACGCAAAGCCAAAAAGTCTAGATTTTCAATCTACACAGAAATACATTCTTGCTATTGACACAGATAGTATCAACATCACTGCTACTCCAGCTAGACCATGAAACAAATAGAAGATACAATTAGTACTCTTGTTCAAAATCACTTTCCTCAGTTCTATAATGAGGATGGTGAGACATTTGTTGAGTTTGTTAAAGAGTACTATAGGTGGATGGAGAGTCCAAATAACAGTGTGTATTTTTCTAGAAATCTTTTAGAGTTTCGAGATATTGATTCAACTGTTGATGAGTTTTTAGTTCATTTTAAAAATAAGTATCTTGCTGAAGCTCCAGTATTTTATGACAAGACGAGATCAAACGTCAAACATGCGTTAGATTTTTACAGGTCTAAGGGTACAGAACAAGGTACTAAAGTATTATTTAACGAGGTTTGGGGGATATCCGATGTTGATATCTATTTTCCTGGTAGAGATGTTATCAAAGCATCGGATGGTGAATGGTATATTCCAGTATATCTTGAAGTATCATTATCAAATAAAACAAGTGGATTCATAGGTAAACAAATAACAGGTTCATTTTCCAGTGCAACTGCTTTTGTGGAGGGGGTTGCAAGAAAATCTGTGAAGGGTAAGCACTTTGATGTGTTAATGCTTACCAATAGGCAGGGTGATTTTACAATAGATGATATTATTACGGTAGATGGAGATTTAACAGATTGTCCTGTTGTAATAGGATCTCTTACAAAAATAAAAATAGACGATTCTGGTAGAGGTTTTGCTGTTGGAGACATTGTTGATATTGTATCTACAAGATTAGGCAAACAAGGAAAAGCTAGAATTGATTCTATTACAGATTCTACTGGTAAAGTTACTTTTACACTTATAGATGGTGGATCTGGCTACAGGCTTACAACCGTTCCTGTGGTTGCTCAGAAGACAATACTAGTTAATAATAAGGCCTCGTCTGATCCATATATCACAGACTTTTCAATTGACGAGATAATTATTCAACCGCTTGCTAATGTTGTATTTTACTCATCAAATTCCGTTTTTAGTATTGGTGGTCTTGTTACTGGAAGTAACTCTACTGCTGATGTAGCTACGGGTAGAGTGCTGGGTAAAACTCAAAATCAAATCAGTGGGTTGGGAACTGCTAACTCAACATCAAATTCTGTTGTAGGAACAGGCACCGGGGTCAGTTTTAATACTCAAATTGCCAATGGTGATTACATTCGTTTTCAATCATGTACTACAATATACCAAGTTCATACAACCACAAATGCTACTCACTTAACACTTACTACGTATGGTCCGGATGTATCAGCCAATTCAATGGTGATTGCAAACGGGCATATGTTATTAATAGTTACATCAGGCAACTTTGGATTGGCGGATAGGATAAAAGATACCACAGCATTAATTGGATCGTATACTGATAAAACAGCAACTGGTATATTAATGGGAGTAAATAGTGGTGCTATAGGATTAACCTCAGTCTCTAACACATTTTCTAGTAATGGATATAATTTTGTTTATGGTCAAACATCCAATGTATATGCTAATCTCGTTATAATTGGTACAGGATCAGGGGCTAACATAGCCATTGGTAGCTTAACAGACGAAGAGACTGTCTATATAAACGAAGACTTGCTCAAATCAAATAATGCAATTGCTGATACAATATTAACTGGGAGTGCCTCAGCCAACTCAACTAGCCCTCAGGTCAATGGTGTAGGAACTTCTTTTACTACTGATTTGTATAGAGGTTCCTACATTAAGTTTTCTTCAAACAACAGCGTATACCAAGTAAACTCGATATCAAACGACACTGTTTTAATACTAACATCCAATGGACCAGATGTTACTGCTAATACGGTAACAGTGAAACCAGGACCTTATCTTACTCTTCCGTTAAACTCTCTTAAGTATGG